TCTACAAAATCCCTTGGATTGGGACTAAATGGGCTGCAGCTTGCGCTGCAAGAGGGGACGTTTGTGAAACTGTGCGAGGAAACTCGTATTTTACCGTTAATAAAACCGCTTTAGTGTACAGACCGTGCGCTAAGGAGGCATCTATAAATGGTTTCTATCAGCTCGGCCTAGGCCGGATGCTGAGAAAGAACCTTTATAAGAGGGGCATTGACCTCAAAAACGGGCAGAAAATCCACAGGCAGGTCGCCTGCGCCGCATCAATTAGCGGTGAATTCTGTACAGTTGATCTTTCGTCAGCCAGCGATACCCAGTGCCACGCGTTAGTCACGCGCCACTGTCCCCCCGGATGGGTCAACGCCTTGATGGATCTTAGGGCATCGTTCACGCGAGTGGATGGTGTTTGGTATAGACTTGAGAAATTCTCGTCTATGGGGAATGGGTTCACGTTCGAACTAGAGACCGCGATGTTCGCGGCTATCTGCCTTTCGGTTGCTCCTTGGTTAATTCCTGGGAAAGACCTTTGGGTCTATGGGGACGATATAATAGTTCCCACAGAGATCGCACAGGACGTGTTATGGGCTCTGAAGTTTTGTGGGTTCACACCCAACCTCCGAAAAACATTTACGGAGGGTCCCTTCAGAGAAAGCTGTGGAGGTGACTTCTTCGACGGACAGGCCGTGAGGCCTTACTATCTAGAGGAGTTACCAGATGAACCACAGGAATACATCTCACTCGCGAATGGCATTAGACGACTGGCTCTCAGTTTCGGCCAGGATTCTCGTCTTTTTGCTGATTTACGTCGTTGCTGGTTCAAGTGCTTGGATTTCATTCCGAGCGCTATCCGCCAATGTCGTGGACCCTCAGAACTTGGGGATCTCACGATCAACGATTGCGAAACAAGATGGACCACCCGCTGGCGTGCAAACGGAATACGGTACATCAAAGTCTACCGAGCTTGCTCCTTCAAAGGTTGGAGCTTTGCCAGGTTTGATCCAGATGTGCAATACGCCGCCGCACTATACGGAGTAGTTCTTGCGCCCCGAAAACATAAGCGTGGCTGGCCGGACGGTTATGACAACCGAACGGTGATCGCACGCGACGGGGTTACAGGCTACAAAGTTGGTTGGCTGCCCTACTCGTGAGAGTACGCAGACTCT